CCCGACTGGGTTGAACTTATCCCCGCAGGTCCGACCGTCACCGGTCGCGATGGCCGCGCCTGGCTGTTCGATGACATGGCCACCGAACTGGTGCAGTCCAATTTCATCAGTCGAGCAATCGATCTGGTCATCGACCGGGAGCACGCCACACAGCTCCGTGCATCCGTTGGCCAGGAAGCCCCGGCCGGTGCCTGGGTCAAACAATTCGAAGTCCGCAATGGCGCTCTGTGGGGCCGTGTTGAATGGACGCCTCGCGGTGCTGCTCAGGTCGAGACCAAAGAGTACCGCTACCTATCCCCGGTGTTCGACTACGACCTCGACAACAAACGCATCGTGCGCATGGTCAGCGCGGCGCTGACCAACATCCCCAACCTCATCATGACCGCCCTCAACCAAGAAGCCCCGGAGAACACGCCAGTGAAACTTTCAGCTGCGTTTTTGGCACTGCTCGGCCTGCCCGACACCGCCACTGAAGAACAGGCCATGTCGGCCGCAAGCCAACTCAAGACTACCGCCCAGGCCGCCAACACTGAACAACCAAACCTGGCGCAATTCGTCCCGCGTGCGGACTACGACGCCCTGGTCGGCCGTGCCACCAACGCCGAACAGGCGCTGGCCACCCAGAAGAAGGCCGAGCACGACAAGGAAGTCGATGCGGTCATCACCTCGGCTACTCAGGCCGGAAAGATCACTCCGTCCACGGTCGAGTATCACCGCGCCATGTGCCAAGACGCAGCGGGTCTGGCGCGTTTCAAGGATTTTGTGACGGCGGCCCCTGTGGTGGCTGCGGTATCTGACCTTGGCAACAGGAACCCCACGAATACCGGCACAGCACTTAATGCCGAGGAACAAAAGGTCGCATCGTTGCTGGGTATGAGCGAAGCGGAATTCATCAAGGGCAAGGCGTAACTCCCCCTCTATATAAAGGAAGAGATTCATGATCATTAACGCCAGTGTCTTGAACGCATTGTTCGTTGCGTACAAGGCCGAGTTCCAAAACGCCCAGGCAGCGACACCGACCGACTGGAAGCGTATTGCCACACCGGTTCCGTCCTCGTCTGCCAGCAACACCTATGGCTGGCTGGGTCAGTTCCCGACATTCCGTGAGTGGATCGGCGACCGTGTTCTCAAGAACATGGCGGCGCATGGCTACTCCATCACCAACAAGAAGTTTGAGTCCTCGGTAGGTGTCCCACGCGATGCCATCGAAGACGACGAAATCGGCGTTTACAAACCGCTGTTTGCCGAAATGGGCCGTGCTTCCAGTGCGCACCCCGATGAGCTGGTATTCGCGCTGCTCAAAGCGGGCTTGACCACCACCTGTTACGACGGACAGTACTTCTTCGACACCGACCATCCAGTCTACCCGTCGACCGACGCATCTGGTACGGCAGTTTCCGTCAGCAACTATCAAGACGGTACAGGCCCGGCCTGGTATCTGCTCGATGTCAGTCGCGCCCTGAAACCCATCATCTTTCAGAACCGCCGCAACTACGATCTGAAAGCGATGACCGCCATGGACGACGAAAGCGTCTTCATGCGCGACGAATACCGCTATGGCGTGGATGCCCGTGTGAACGTCGGTTTCGGCTTCTGGCAGTTCGCTTACTGCTCTAAAGCACCACTGACCGCTGAGAGTTACGGCCTAGCTCGTGCTGCCATGAAGAACTTCCAGGCCGATGGCGGTCGCCCTCTGGGCATTAACCCCGGCCTTCTGGTTGTTCCATCCCAATTGGAGGGCGCTGCCCGAAAATCCTTGTCAAGGATGCGGACAACGGCAACGAATGGGCAGGCACCGCCGAAGTACTTGCACCGGCCTGGCTGGGTTAAGGGGGCGTTATGACCATCGTGATCACTTCGAAACATGACGGTTTCCGCCGGTGTGGCATCGCCCACTCCAGCACGGCCGCGCGTTACCCGGATGACTTCTTTTCGGAAGCGCAGTTGCGGGCTCTGTCAAAAGAGCCTCAGTTGATCCTTGCTTATGAGGAGGATGAATTCGACCAGGTACAGGACCGCCGCGATGAAAACCTCCAGGAAGTTGATGTATCGAAAGCGGCCAGCACCGTACAAAACGATCAGTCGCAGACGCTTGAAGCAAATGCTACAGCGCTGGGTGATGGAGTGGTTCTGCCCGTAGCCTCGGTTGGGGACACCCTTGATTCCCTTTGGGACGATGCCCTCCTGGAAGATCGGGCGCGTGAAGTGGCCAAGGCACAAGCAGCGGCTGACGTAGAAGTTGATGCCCTCTGGGACAACGCCCTTCTGGAAGATCAGGCGCGTGAAGACGCCAAGGCGCAGGTATCGAAACCGTCAGCCAAACCCGGGAAACCCAAGGCGACCAAGGTCGTGGGCGAAGGAAAATGAACCTCTCACTGCCGTCCGCCAGTCAGCTCCTGGTCCGCTTTGGCCCTCGTGATATCACCGCGGTTGCAGTCGCGGATACCGACCAGGTCATCGATCCCGAGCTGCTGGTAGCCGCTGCCGCAGGCAAGCCATTGGATGACTGGTCTGCGGAAGATGTGGCCATCGCCGTCATGGCGTTGGCCAGGATCGCTGACGCTGTCACTCGGTCGCGTAGTGAGGTTTCGTTTTACCTGCGGTTCCGTGCGGCTGGCGAAGATGCTCCCGAATGGGTCACGGATGACCTGGCCGAGATAGCCCGCTACCACCTGTACGACGATGCTGGTAAGGAAGATTCGACCGTGCGGGTGCTCTACAAGGACGTGATCAAGCGCCTTGAAACTCTGGCCAAGGAAGACAAGGAGCGTGGTGCTGCTGAGGCGGGCCGGTCGGGCATGCAGCTCACCAGTCAGCCACGGCTGATGTCTCGCACCACCTTGAGATCGCTCTGATGCTGGGCGAACTGGAAGACCTGATCGAGGCGCGCCTGAAGGAGCTGGTGCCCAAGATCCCGCGCTTGGCCATAGAAAGCTACGGCGGTGAGCTGAACGACCCAGACCTGTTGTCTGGATTGCTCAAGCGTTGCCCTGCCGTACTGGTCATGGTGCCCAAGGTGACTTTTCAGCGGCGTAGTCAAAATCGCTACACGGTGCCGATTACTTTTCGCTTGGTCATTGCCACACGTCACCCCCGTGGCGAGCGGGAAACCCGGCGCGGTAGCGGGCCGAAGGACGTGGGTAGTTACGACCTGTGGGAAGCCTGCATGCATCAACTGGTGGAATGGCAGCCCTGGGTAGATCGAGCGGCTATCCGTCCGACAGAGCTTTCCAACCTGGTCAACGGCAAGTTGGCCAGCGACCACCTCTCAGTCCTGGGGCAGTCGTTCGTCATCGAACTGGATTGGGAGAAACCGAAAGAAGCTCTGCCTGACTTCCTGGGCGTTAGCTTGGAATACCACACCCCATCGGAAAACCCCGAACCGGTGGCCACCGACAAAATCGAATTGAGGGACGTGTAATGCACGTTATCGCCGCACCTGGTCATCGGGTGCCCATGGATGAAGATCCGTACAAGTACATCGAAGAGACCGAGTCCGTCGAGGTGCCAGATACCTCCTACTACCGACGCCGCCTGGCGGCTGGTGAACTGCTCGCCGCGAAGAAACCACGTGGCAGTGCCAAACAACTCGCACAGGAATCAGCTGAATGAGCATTTCCTTTGACACCATCCCGGCGTCGATTCGCAAGCCGGGCGTTTACATTGAGTTCAACACCAGCCTGGCGGTACGGGCACTGCCCACCAACAAGCAGAGCGTCTGCCTGATCGTGCCCCTGGGCGTCGATGCTACTGTTGCTGCCAACGTGCCGACGCCGTTCTACAGTGCGGCCGAGGCCAAGGCATTGTTCGGCGGCACAGTGGCCCAGGAAATGGCGGATGCATTTATAACCGCCAATCGGTATGCCTCCCTCTCGGCCGTTGGTGTGGTGGTCACGGGCGAAACAGAGCCCGACATCAAGGCTGCTTTGGACTCGACCGCCATGGGTGGTTTTACCATTCTGGTGCCTGCCTGGTTCAGTCAGGTCGCACTCACCGCACTGCGTACACACATCCAGACCTACACCAGTTCGATGGAGCAACAGGGCATCATCGGTGTGGCGGCGCTGACCAGCACCTTGTCGGCCGCGACCACGTTGGCCACGTCGCTGAACTCCGGCGCAATCAGCTTGGCAGTCCTGCCTGGAACTGCATCGACTGCGCGCCAGGTCGCCGCCGCTTGCGCTGCCATGATCGCCTCGGAAGAAGATCCAGCACGGCCCCTGAACACGCTGGTACTGACTGGTATCAAGGTTCCACCTGTCACTCAGCGTCTCGGTCGCACTGAGCAGGAAACAGCCTTGGCCAATGGTGTCACCCCGCTTGAAGTCGCAGCCGGTGATGTCATTCAGATCGTCCGTGCAGTGACCACCTACACCAAGTCTGCGGCCGGTGCCACGGATGTGTCGCTGCTGGATCTGACCACCATCCGTACTCTGTATTACGTTCGGACAGCCGTCCGCGACCGCATCCGGCTGCGCTTCCCACGCTCGAAACTCTCCAGCAAGACACCTGCGGCTGTTCGTGGCGAGATTCTGGACGTGCTCAAGAAGCTGGAAGAGTTGGAAATCGTCGAAGAAGTTGACGCCAACGCCGATGGTCTGGTGGTTGAGCGTTCACTCCAGGACGTAAACCGCCTCAATGCAACCATTCCTGTCGATGTCGTCAACGGCCTGCATGTGTTCGCCGGTCGCATTGACCTTCTCCTGTAAGAGGTGACTTTAGATGTCTGATAGCTATGTAGGGCAGATCGTCCTGGAGATCAACGGCACCGATTATGAGGTAACCAGCGTTGAGCCGAGCCTCAAGACCGGCCGCAAGGTGGTTAAAACCATGAACCGCACTGGTCGCCCCACCGGCACGGCGAAGGGTATTGAAGAGCACGAGCTGAAAATTTCGGTGCCGATCCCAAAAACTGGCGAGCCAGACTGGCGCGCACTGATGGACGCCAAGCTGACCATCTATCCGCAGGACGGCGGTAGTAAGCGCCAGACCTGGACAGGGTGTTCTCTGATGGAGATGGGCAGTAAGTACCAGGTCGAAGGTGAAGCCACCCGCGACCTGACCATCGCGGCTCTGAACTACTACACGGAATAATGCAATGATTGAGCAATCAAGCAAGCGCTGGGAAGGCCTGAGCATCACCGGCGAACTCCAGATGGGCGTCTATTACTCCGGCCTGCGTCACAAGACCTTCACCTTGCGTGTGCCTGTTGCAGGTGACCTGGTCGCCGCACAAGAGCTGCATCCTGGTGCGCCGTTTCAACTGGTTACTCTGGAGGTCTATCGCCGCCAGTTGTTGTCCCTGGGCGAGATTCCCGCCGAGGCGCTGACCACTGAATTGCTCCTGGGCGAATTGACCGAAAGTGACTTGGCCATCATTGCCGATGCCGATGCCGAACTGGAAAAAAGCTCGCGCCGCCGAGCGCGGACACGCCGACTGGCGCCGAATCGAACACGCCTTCGTCCGCCACGGCTACCGGCTAGAAGAGCTGCGCCAGATGACTAGGGCCGAGATCGATGCACGTATTGATCTGATCATCGGCAAGGTCAAAGGCACCCGCTATGTCAGTCAACGTCAGCGCAAGCCGCTGCCAAAACCCAAAGGATAGGCTCGATACCGGGCCTTTCCTGTTCCTGTAAGACCGTCTCCGGGAGTTATCCATGTCCGATCTGCGCGTCGCGCTCCGTTTTCAGGCCCATGCAGGCAACAGTCGGCGCGAGATCGAGCAGATCAATCGTGACCTACGCAAGGCGGGCAAGGAAGGCGCCAAGTCCTTGGCCGATGAAAGCTGGAAGGCGTCTTCTGCCATCACCAAGGTCGGCCAGGTCGGGGCCAACAGCTATAAAGTGATCCGTGCAGCAATGCGCGAAACCGCTACGGCTGGTTCCGGCACGCGCATCGAGGTCAGTAAGACAACCGCAGAACTCAAGGATATGGCCAGCGCCGCTCGCAAAGCTGCACGCGATGCAAAAACCGAGTTGGTAAGTACCGACCGGCAAGGCGTGCAGCCCTTGCGTCAGAGCGTCGACAAGACAGAGGCATCCTTCCGCCGCATGGCGCAGAACAGTGGTCGCAGCCTGCGTACTTTGAAAACCATCGCCATGGGGGTGCGTCAGGAGTTTGATCGCCTCAAAGGCCTGGGTGGCAGTATGCAAGGGAAGCTGGCTGGGCTGGGGGTTGGCGTTGGTGTTGTGTCAGGCGTTACATCAAGTGCCAAGCTGGACCGTCAGCTTATACGTACTCAACAGACCGCAGGTATGTCTGTCGGAGAGCGTGAAGAGTGGCGTGGTGAACAATGGCGACTAGCAAAAACCTACGGTATTGAGCGTGAGCAAGTTCAAACAGGTTTCGATACATTGATTGCAAGTGGCTTATCCTACGATAAAGCGAAGGCAAGTTCCGGTGCTATCGCTCAGGCTACAGCAGTTACTGGGGCCGATTCCGGGATTCTGGCTAAAGCACTTATAACTGGGGCAAGTGCTTTTGATATCGACCTCTCCAAGCCTAACGCCGCTTTAGACATCCTTCAAAAAATGATCGTAGCGGGCCGATTGGGTAACGCTGAACTTGAGAACCTTTCAAGTATTTTCCCCAAAGTGGGGCAGGACGCCAAGTCTGCCGGCATGTCCATGGCTCAGTCTCTTTCGTTTGTTGAAACATTATCTCTAATTGAACTTGAGCCTGATCGTTTGGGTACGTTGGCGCAATCGACTTTACGTACATTCAACAATGACACCTACCGCAAAAGCGTCACGAAAAATACTGGCGTAGAGTTTTTTAATAAAGATAAGTCTGTAAGGAATACTCAGGATGTATTTCTTGATTTACAGCGCAAATATAAATCGTTAAATAACGACAAAGATCGCGCTCGATTCATGGGTGTGGTATTCGGAAAGATGGATCAGGACACGCAGAAAGGGGTTAAAGCTTTCTTGACTGGTGACCGACTGGAAAACTTTGCGAAAAGTACTGGTGACATCAATAACGCCAAGGGTGTTATAGAAAAGGACTTGGCCGATAACATGAGCAGTTCGACTGCCGTCGGCTCTCGAATGAAGGCCACCCTGGGCGAGGCTATCGACCGTATGGCGAAGCCGTTGAACAAGGGCTTTGCAGACCTCGGCAGTTACCTGCTCGATGACTTGAATCTTTCCGGCGAGCAGATGCTTGCCGGAGGCGCTGCATTGGGTGTCGGCGGCTATTACGCCGGGCGCGGTGCCAAAGCTGGCGCCGGAGCGTTGCTGAACAAATTCATGGGTGGACCGGATACTTTAAAGAACATCGCCGTAGGCAAGGTGCTGGAAGAGGCGACAGGCGTTACATCTGTGTTCGTCACCAACTGGCCTGCTGGTGCGCCTCTCGGGATTGGCAGCGGACCCGACCTGCCTAACGGTTCCAGTTCCCGTAAGGGCAACGGGAAACCAGGTGGTTTTATAACCCCCTGGTTAGCACCCTTAGCGTTGGCTGCAACTGCCACCCAGATCGGCGGGGCAAGTGCGACGGCTACAGACGAAGGTCGCCTCGATGCTGCCCAGCGCAGCAGGCTGCTTAACGACGATCAGCGAACGTACCAGGCGTCCTTCTACCGCAACCGCATGGCCCTGGCCGACAAGAACCCCGACCAGTCATCTGATTGGCTGTCCACCGAGCGCAGCGCCTGGCGCACCATGAAACCGGCCTGACTGCTGCGGGTCTGCCATCGATGGCGCAAACACCTGGGCCCAAGGCATCACCAATCGTGCCCTGGCTGCGGGTGCCAACACCTTCACAGCACAGCAACGCCTGCGGGACATGATGTCGCAAACCGGCACCAGCCAGCCTTCGACCTGGTTAGCTGACCAGGCGCAACGCCTGACTAACCCTCTGTCAGGCGGCAGCACGGTCGGCTTTCCTGGAGTTGCCGGCAACGGCTCCGCACCAGGTGCAATCGGTGCCAATCCTGCCGCACAAGCCGCCGAGGAACGCCTCCGTTCCTTGCTCACCCAGCCGCTGATCATTGAAGTGCGTACTGACTCGCGGATGATCCAGGCTGAGGTCGAGCGTCGAACTGATATTCAGATGAGGCGCGGCGGATGAGCTGGGCAGAGAACCTGCTGGACGCCTCTTTTCGCGGCGTCCCGCTTCAGGTAGAAAGCGAAAGCCTGCAATGGCAACGCGCCCTGTCTGAGCATGGGACGCCGTTCAAGGATGGCGACCGGGTCAAAGACCTGGGCCGTGGTGCGCGGCGCGTTCCCATGCAAGTGGTGGTGTTCGGCGTCAATTATGAGATAGAACTCCAAAACATCCTCCGCACCCTGAACACACCAGGTACGGGCGAACTGATCCACCCTATTTACGGCAGCATGAATGTTGTCAGCAGCACCGGCGAGGTAAAGCACAGCGCCGAGCGGCCGGACTACGCCGAGATCAGCGTAGTGTTTGTTGAGGACACGCCCGACGCACCATTCTTTGACCGGCAGTTTGAATTCGTCGATATCGGCGTGTTAGGGCTTGAGGATGAATACACCTGGCAGGATGGCGTCTTCGATCTGTTCGGCCGTATTGACTCCCTGGTCGGTGAGATCCAGTCGTGGATTGGCGGGGGCTGGGTGGGGCTGATCGAAAAGGCCCTGGGCTTGCCTGGCATTGGCCTGCGCTTGCAACAGCTGCGCTCGCAGATCCTGGGCGTGGATCACCGACTGCCCATAGAGAGGCTGAGACTGCCAAGGCACACAGGGATAG